TTTTTATAATCATTTGGAAACTGCACATCTAATGATGTTAATATTTTAAATTGCTCATTTAAATTATCAGTCCAAGATTCTTTTAAATAATATGAATTATTAACTTTAATTGGATTGTGGTCATTTATTCCATCGAATATAATATATGGATAACCATTTGATTCAAAATAAGAAATCATTGATAAAATATTTTGAAAAGTTTTATATAATGCAAATGTTATATTACCATAAATATGAATCAATTCTTCTTTATTTTTATAAATCCAGCTTTGAACCCCATTTCCATCTTTATTCCATTCCATACCTTTTATAAAACAAATAGGTGTTACTTGCCATTCTTGTGGTCTACCCATACCGTTATCAAAATATATGTGGTATCTTAAACACTCACTTAATTGAATTACATATATTGAATTTTTTGCAATGTCTTTATTAGTTTCGGAATATTCTATTGTTCTCCAACTTATAGTATCATTTCCACTCCCACCTTTACCTAAATTGATAACTTCTAAATTCAATTTTTCACCTAAAAATTTTGCCCACGATCCATCATTACCGAATAAATGTCCTTCTGTAAATGAACAACCATTTGCTATTAAATATTTTTTATTTAACATTATATTTTTAATTTCAATTTTGTAATTTGTTTTTTATCAATTCCATATTTTTCAGAAATATATTTTAAATATTCTCTACCTTCTCTCGTTGAGTATAATACCTCCAAATATTCAATTGCCTGATTTTCCGAACAATCGTATTCTTTTTTTAATAGGTCTACAATAAATTGTTCGTATTTATCTTCAGATTTACCCTTAGTATATTTCAAAAATTGTTTTCCTTTAGGTATAACATTTATATACAACTTATACATTTCCTTTGGTTCTAAAGTTTGAGTCAGAGGAAGTAAAGTTGCAATCAATTCTACCCATTCTGGCTTCATTGAAAGAAATCTGTTAATCATAAAATTACTCCATGATTTTAAATCTTCTTCCGAAAGTTTATCGAAATATTTTGGGTCTTGTTCTGCAGTTATTGCATTTAAGTGGTCAAATAACTTTTTAGCTGACATTATTCTCCAATTTTTTTATCTTGTAATTCTTGTGGTAATAATTCTTGTAATGGTTTTCCACAGCTTGAACACACATATAATTCGATTGGCATAACTGAATCTTTTGGTGCTCCTGTTAATAACCTACTAATTTTTTTAAATCTATATGCAGGTAAAAATATATTTCCTCCACATTCACAATTCATGTCTCTTGCATCGTTTAAACTGAAGTTTGTTGGTAATTGGTTCATTTGTTGTTCCATCTTATTTTATTTTATAATGTTTAATATTTGTATAATTGTTGACATAAATACGATTTCTTTATCTACTACCAATGCATCTTTGGATAAACCATCTGCAATAGTTAAGATTGTATTTGCCACATTTCCACTTGCATATTCATCAACTCTGTCATATAACATTGTATACATTTCGGAATAGTCATTTAATTTATTATCTGCAACTGCTTGTCTAATCTTCAAAAACATATTTCTCTTATCGTCATTTGATTTCAATAAGTCAATAAGTTTAGTTGCAAAGTTTGCTTCAACCATTACTTTGTGGTCTACTTTTAATTCACCCTTTGCAGATTGTAATTGACAAGTATTAAGTATTCTTCTAATGTCTGGGTAATATGAATTAATCACATCAGCCATATTCTTTGGTTCATACTTAATCTTTTCAGCATCTAATATCTTTGCTACCTGAATTGCTACATCCTTTTTAGTCGGAGGTGTAATTGCGAAAGACTGACATCTACTTTGGATAGGGTCAATGATTTTTTCAATATAATTACAGGTTAAGATGAAACGACAATGCTTAGAGAATGTTTCCATTAAGTTTCTCAAAATCGCTTGTGCTCCCGGTGTCATATAATCAAACTCATCTAAGATGATTACTTTGAAACCCGCGAAACCTACTGATGATGCAAAGTTCTTAACTTTTGTTCTTACTGTGTCGACATTGTTTTCATCCGATGCGTTGATAATCATATAATCACATTTGATTGTGTTTACAATTAGTTTAGCAAGTGTGGTTTTACCAGTACCCGCTTTTCCATACAACAATAAATGTGGTATGTCGTTTGCATCTAAATATTGCTGAATTGTTTCTTTGATGGTTTCATTACCAACATAGTCAGCAAGGGTTTGTGGGCGGTATTTCTCCACCCACAAGCTATGTTCTTTTTTATTGTTTTCGTTTGCGAAAAAACTCATAATTTTTTTATTATTGATTCTGCTAATATTTTGTGTCCTTCTATACACAAATGTGTATCATGTGATGCAAAATTTGTATCTTTAAATTGAGATTGTTGATTTATAAACATATTATTAGATTCAGCCCATCTCAATATCATATATTCACCATCAATTGCAATTCCATATTTTTCAATTTGTTCTTTCGATAGTATTTCTTCCCACTCATTGCTGTGAAATATGATTTTGAGTTTATTTGGAAAATCTTTAAATTTTTCTTCTAGTTCTAGAAAATAATTTAATTGAATATTTTCAACATTTTCAATTCCATAATTTATATCCGACATATCTAATAAACCATTTCTTATAATGGGTTCATAACAATACGGATTACCATACCACTCAATTCCTTTTGTAAAAAATCTATTAAAATGGGTTAATTGGATAATAATATACTCATATTCGGTTATATCAATTTTATTCAAATCAAATAAAATTTTTCCGTTTGCCTTTCCGTTTCTAGCTTTATTTATTTGTTCCAAATTTAATTTATTTGAAACTATCCCACCATATCTATTTTTTTTTATAAAATTGATGTCTTGTCTCGTAAATTTATATTTACTCATTCTATCATGTTCGAAAATATGAGGAGGATTGCAATATAATTCTAAACTCTGCCCAAATGTGTAAGAACATCCATCAAAATATATTTTTTGCATATTATTTTCCTGTTGAACCAAATCCGCCTTCGCCTCTTTCGGTGTTATTTAATTCTTCTACTTCTTGAAATTCCACTACTGGATGTGGTATAATCATAATTTGACAAATTCTATCACCAACTTTATAACTATCTCTTTCAACATTATCAATTCCTTGAATTTTATTGAATGTTGCTTGAATTTCACCTCTATATCCACTATCAACTACACCAACCGAATTACTCAATTGTAAGTTTGTTTTTCTAATAGATGAACGTGGGAAAATCAACCCTACAAACCCTGCAGGAATTTCCATTGCAATGTCAGTACCATATGTAATAGAACCTAAGTTTTCACCTATTACTTTTGTTGCCACCATATCCATTCCAGCATCTCCATCTTTTGCATAGGTGGGGATAACTGCATCTGGACTAAGCTTCTTTATTTTTACTCGCATTCTCTCTTTCTTTTTTTGTTTCTTCACTAATTGGTCTTGGGAAAATTCTAAATGTCATTCCATTTTGTTGGAAGTTTAATCCATCACCATCTTTTGGTTGAATTTGTAATACCAAAGGAGATGGTTCAACACCTTGTTCTTGCCATGCAAAAACGATTGGTTCATTGTTAAAGAATTGAAAACACCATTCCGCATCTTGAATAGTTGGTAATTGGTCTATTTCATTTAATTCAACACTACCTTGTGGTTCTAATTGTTCACTCATTTTTATTAATTTGAAATTTCTACTAAATAATATTTACATACAAAATCATCAATTTGGAATTCAACATTTGATAAACCATCTGTTGAAACTTTTAATTTTGCTGATGTTGCTTCTTTGTTTGCCGTTAAGATTTCTTTCAAATACTTTGCTGAAAAGGAAATTGGTTTTACTGTTTCTGCGTAATTTTTTTGTGCAGTAAATGTAACTCGGTTTGTAGAAATAGAAGAATAACCAATTGCCATCTTCAAATCACCACCTTCGGTAAAGATTGTAAATGTATCCACATCACTCAATGCACCCTTTGCTTTGATGAATTTATCAATCATATTAGATGCCATATCAATTGAAATACCAAAATCAGGTAATGCTTTCAAATCTGGAACTGGAGGAATAACTCCCAAGTCTGCTAATTGGTAAGATGTTTCAGTTTCGTCAGAAGATAACTTCAATGATACTGATTTTTCACCTGCTTTGTCAACTTTTAATGTTAAGTCGTTATCTAATACACCAATCATATTTTTCAATAATGATGTTGTATAAATACCAACATTCATTGGTGTTGATGTATACGCATTGTATTCTACTTCACCTAATAATGTTTTATCGTCTGAAATAAATCTAACCGATAACTTTGTTCCTTCTGCATTCCATGCAACTGATTCAATAAGTCCACCTAATGAATACTTTTGAATGAATTTTAATAAATTGTTTTTGTTCATTTGTTTTAAATTTTATGTTTGTTAAATATACGAATAATTTTTTAGATTTCAAAATTTTCTTTTATCTTCTTTAGAAGTTTAGTTGCATAAATTTCATTTTGAGAAGCAGATGCATATTGATTTTTTTCTTCAAAATATGGATAATCACCATCAAACCTATTTTCATCGGTATAATCCGTCTGTAAAAATGTTCCATTCCAAATAAATGGTATGTCTTTATTTTTTAAATAATTTGATATCAATAAATGATTTTTATACCAATTTATAAAATCTTCTTCTTTAGTGTTTGCAGATACTATGTTTGCCCATTTATGTCTTCCCTCCAATTCTTCATCAAAATAACCCCAGGGTGTTGGATGATATGGTTCTAATTTACCATCTTCTCTATGATATTCTCGTTTGTGTGGGTATGTATACATCACCAATACTAAATCAGGATTTAATTCATCTACCCAAGTTAATATACTTCTGCTAATATAATCATTACTTCTACCATTTACACCCAAATTTAGGTCTACTCCGGATTTCATCATTCTAGTTAAATAATGTGACCAAGTTTGATGATTGTGAACTCCGATGCCTTCAGTATGTGAACATCCAACTGACATTATTCTTGTTCCTTTCTTTTTTGGAGAATCTCCTCTAAATCCCAATTCATTGAATGTATAATAACAATTTCCTAAATCAGAACCATTTCCTACTATTTCCTTATTTATTCTTTCTTTTAGATGCCATTTATAACTGGCAATATCAAATCCTTCCTTTGTCCAAAATTTTAAATTTTCCATAATTAAAATGCAAAGAATTTTTTAGCTGTTTTAGTTTCTACGGTTGCCTTTTCCCACTTTAATGCGTTATAAAAGTCATCCAATTTATTTTCCAATTCTGCCTCAAATATTTTATCTCTGTCAATATACTGACTTACGAAATCCATAATTTCTTTAGGGTCGTTGTAATCTTTAAATGCAAGTGTGTCTAATCCTAATGGGTTTGTTTTAAGATATACCCATTTAACTTTATCACCATCTCTGATTGGTTCATGTTTATATGGACAATTAAAGAATTTCAATAATCGATTGTATGCAATTCCAGCTTTAACGTGTGCAGGTGTTCCTTTCTCAAATTCAGCAATTGCTTTACCTTTTGTCCAACTACCATTATCGTATTTACTTAATTCTTTGATAGCTCCACCCTTTGCAATTAAATTTACGGCCAATTCAGGTAAACTCTTTTTAAATTCCAACAATGTGTCATCTATATATTCATTAGATTTACCCATAAGAATATCTTTTAACATTGTAGACATAAACTTTTGAAATGCTTTGGGGAATGAACTTCTAACTACATCCAAACCTTTCACATCCAATTTATCACATGGAATACCATTTTTCAAAATCATCCATTGTGCATATCGTTTTTTTGCTACCCAAAATCCTGCTTTACTAATATATTCCTTCTTAATTTCAAATCTATGTTTCTCTTTTGGAATAAAGAAGAATCTTTCCGATAATAAGTTATAGAATGAATTTAAGAATGATTGAGTTTCTTCTGCTATAATGTTTACCTCTTGTGCCATTCTCTTTTCGTCAAAATCTTTATATTCTGGGTATCTATGTTTTACCAAAGGTTCTGCCATCATATAAATTGAGTCGGTATCGATATAAACATTATAATCGTCAGTTGTATTTAATTCTTTCCAATACTTTCTATTTGCCATTTCGGCAGTCTTTTTAATTACAATTTGACCCGTTAGTGTAACCGCTTCCGCATTATCCACATCATAGAATCGGAACGCAGGTAATCCCAATACACCATACATTGAGTTCAATAAGATTTTTTGTACAAGTTGTCTTTTACCATAGAACTCATATTTTTCAGTATCACCTGCTTCACCATACTTTTTTTCCAATTTACGGAACTCAACACGTTGTTTAAACCACGTATCCAAAATATCGGCAATAAGACCTGGATTATCCTGTGAATATAATACTCCGTTTGATGCAACACCTAAATTACTATCTTTAATAACTTCCTCTAATTCCTGTTTTGTATAATCGTATATCTCACCATCTTTTCCAATCAGCCTATAATCGGTTTCACCACCTTTGATATATTTTTCTGCATCCCAATTTTCAATTTTACCAATTTTTGTTTCAGGACTGATGTTCAATGACATAATAATAGATGGATATAGCGATGTCAAGTCCAAATCATAAATCCAATCATATTTACCAACGATAGGTTCTTTTACATATGCTCCGATGAACTTCTCTTCGTTGTTATCTCTAAGAGCCTGCATCCTTTCGTTTCTATCCTTTGGTTTATTTGTTGCAACCAACCCTTTCTTTTTAAGGTATGCCAAACATGCACCCTCTAAGAATTTTGACGAATAAATGTAATCCTCATAAGGAACAAATCCAGCGTGACATATCGCACGACATAAATCAATAAATTTCAATTTGTCATCCATTGCAACAACTAAGTCCACATCGACAATGTTATACTCAATGAACTTTTCTAAATCATTTACGAACAAATCATCCAAACTTCCCTCATATTCAACCTTACCTCTACCCAATTCTTTTGTTGCAATATGGTTCAATGTATATGAACTTTCCAAACCATAGTTGTAGTTTTTGTATAACTTAATGTAATCCAAAATGGATACTCCACCAAAACTGTATTTCTCTCTATATGGTGACCAAAATGCTTCACCAATTCTAGATAATCGTTTTGCATGACTTTCTCCACATACATTTTTAATTCTATTATACAAATACGGAATATCAAAAAAGTCTATATTCCATCCGGTGAGAATAGTCGGGTCAATTTCCTGGTAATAATTAAGGAAAGCAAGTAAGAGATTTTTCTCGTTATCGAAAATGTGAAGAGTAACTTCTCTCCCATCTTTGCTAAAGTTTTTGGCATTGTTTTTTACTTTTCGTTCTTTATCTAATACGAATACATCAAATAATCTAGTTGCACCATCATGTGCAGCTATAGCTGTAATTTCGTTTTGTGCTTCTTTTGTGTTTGGAAGTCCTGATATCATTTCAACCTCAATGTCGAATGTCAAAACTCTGTGACCCACCGATGGTATATCACTATCGTATATATCCACTAATACTCTTGTTGTTTCTGGTACATCAGATTCAAATAATTCATCCGCCTCTTCTTTGTCCCATTTTGAAACACGAGTTAATTTATCACCATACATTGAACGGTGTTGTCCATACGGGTCTTTTCTATATGCATACTTTCTGTATGGAAATGTTTGGTATCCACTCTTATCATCCCAAAGATGTATTAAGTTTTTTGCTCTCTCGTAGTAAATATTTTGATACATAATTATCTCCCCACTTCTTTTAAGTATTTTTCTTTACATTGTTCCCATGTCATTCCGATAACATCCGAATAAAATAGTATCTCTGGTTTAATTCTATTTTCATTGAATAAAGTAGTATATCTTTTTACTGCCTTATCTTTCCACCATTGAACACTATATTCATCACCTTTTTCAAATTTATCTTTTATCTTCAATTCGGTGTCGGATATTTTACTACAAAGAAAATCATTACCATTTTCATACATTTGTGCAAAATATACACCTCTCTTAAATCCGTGATTATAATGATTTGTTTTTATTCCCAATTCTCTAAAAATAAGATTAAGAACATTTTGTTTTGGACCTGTTGTATTAATTGCTTTATCGTATTTTTCCGGATAATTCTTTTTAATATATTGGTGCCATGGTTCATAAAATTTATCATCAGGTTTAATGCTAATCATACCTTTAGATTCACCCAATGTTTTGAAATGTGGGATACCATTATACATTGACGATGCACCATATAATGCAGTTGTTCCTACCCCAACTAATATATTGTTATACTTCTTATACCAATAGTCCCTAATAACGGGAGAAGTGGTCATAGTTGCAATCAACTTACCACCTAACATATTATATCCAAATGGTTGAACTGATACGATTGTGGTTGCAATGGTAGTATTATTTAATTTACCATTTGTAAATTTATCTTCTTTACCCCATCCGATATATTCATCCCTAACTCCCAATGATGTGATATCACTACCCAAACTTATCAATCCTAATATTTTTCCAGAGATTTTATCTTTGACATAAATCTTAACATTACGACCCGGATTTGCAGTGAAGTCCATTGTATGAATTAACTTACGAATATCAGACCATTTACCGGACTCTTTCGGGTCTTCGACAATCTCAACATATGGTTCTAATGATTGAATTTCAGAAATAGTTAAATCATAATTTGTTAAATCAGTTGGAGTCCATAATAAATCATAGTAAGATTGAATAACAGGTAATTTTTTCATACTTGTGTGTAAATCCTGATTCCATTCAATCCACTTTTTGTATAGTGTCTGTTCTTCTACTGACATTTCAGATATGTAATCCAAATTGCTTATAAGTTCTTTCTTATTTTTGTCAAAATCAAATGTGTTGGTATCTTCACCAATATCCCAAAATTTATTCATATATGTAATATACATAAATTATTTTATAATACCAACTTTTTTAAAAAAAATCATTTATCCATTTATTTTTTAAACAAGCATTATATGCTGATGCATTATTTATTTCAAATTCTTTTTTTGATTTATATTTTATTGATTCACTTTTAC